CCTTTTACATTTGTTCTAACCACGCCTTTATCTTGATTAGACCAAACCATAATATCTCTTTCCAAATCTTTATTTAAAGTTGGATGTTTTATATCTGCAATATAAATAGGTGTTGGAAAATGTAATTCTCTAAACATTATCTTAACGGTGTTCCTCCAAACCACATTACAAGTGATTTTCTATTTCCTTTAATAACTGGTTTTACTCTATGTCTTACAAATGATGCAAAGAAAACAATTTGACCTTGTTTTAATTTTGCAACTTTACCTTCTGACATTATTTCTAAATCTCCACCTTCAAATTCATTCTCTGGAGAAAGTAGGCAAGTCATAGATATTTTTCTAACTGGTGGTTCGTGTGCAAAATTAGTATCTGAATCTATATGCCAATCATAAAATCCACCTTCAGGATATTCTGTATATTGTGCTGGTTCAGTTAATGTCATTCCATCAAATCCAAAATGATTTCTATTTGTTTTTTGCATTAATTTTTCTATGTCTTTATACATATCCAACATTTTCTTAAATGGAATCCAACTAATATGCGATGTTCTAGTTTTAGTATCAACTACACCACCTGCTTTACTATCAGAGCCTACTTGCCCTGGTTGTGGTGGTTCAGCACGTCCTGCTTCAATAATCATTTTACATTGTTCAGGTGTAAATATTGGCCCCGTTGTTTCAACAACGTACGATTTCCAACGTGGTTCTGTTATCATATTGCTCCTCTATTTTTAATTGGGTCAAACTGTACATCACAGTTTGCAGCTAACGTTCTTCTTGTTTCATTAGTTCCATTGAATGGATACACACAGTGTCTCATATCATATGGAAATACATAAAAATCTCTTAACTCCATTGGTGGCTGATAATCTATTTTTGCAAACTGACCATTACTTGCACCTAGTATTTGGAGTCTTCCATTTTGTGGTACTTGGTCATTAGAATATTCTACACCATAAGTGGATGGTAATTTTAAAACCATTACCGATGATAGACCAGTAAATAAAGTCCCTCGATGAATGTGTGCAGGATTATACTCGTGCTGTTTCATTTCATTAACCCAAATAGAATTTAAATGTAACTCATAATCTCTAATTTTATTGAATGATAAATAATGTTTAAATATTTCTAAAAAATAGTTTGTGACATCTCTTGGTAATATATTATGTCTTTTTACCTTCGATTCATCATTACCATTATAAAACAATGAATGTTCATTTTGTATTTTACCAACTAATTGTCTATTAGCAGGATATAAATTATGAAAATTACTTTCATAAATATGATTGATTGAATGAAATATATCTAAAGGTACTTGATATTTTAATACGGATTGACCTAGAAATACAAAATCAAAATTAATCTTTTGGTTTGTCATGTTGCGTTAATTTCTCTTGCTCTTTATAGCTACTTTCTAATTCACCAGATTTCTTAATTCTTTGCAACGATTGTAATTGACCTAAGATATTAAACTTCTCAGACTCAGATGAGTTCTCAGTTAATGTTTTAGCTTTCTCATAGTATTGTAATCCATAAGATTCTAATTGATGTTGGTTAACATCTTTATCATTAAATGATCCATCATTAAATTCTTTCTTTAATTTAGACCACATTTTGATTTCTCGCATTCTATGTTTTGCAACTTTTTCCATAGATGCTTTGGCAAATCTACATTCATCTAAATCTATTTCGTATTTAGTTCTTTTATATTCATCTTCTTCTTTATCTATTTTCTTTTCTAACCAAGTAATTTTTGCTTCGTTTCTTCTATAATCAAATGACAACGTCATAAGGTTATCTAAATAAGATGATTGTTCTCGAACACACTGCCAGTATTTTGCAGCTTTAGTTGGGTATCGGTTATCTTGGAGTACCGAAAATCTTGCTTCGGTTTCTGTTCTGAACATTTGTTTTTTAGTCCAGGTATCTCTTAATTCATCGACCATACCTTTAAAGTCGGTTAAATCTTGTGGCTCTAATAAATTATTTAAGTGAGCTTCTTCTTGTTGAATTACTTCTTTTACGTCTTTTTTATTAGTCATCTTTAATCCTTTATGTGTTTTGTATTTATATATCTTATTTAAAAGATATTACAAGGCTTAACTGTCTGTGAAAGTAACTGTTGTTGGAGATCCTGCACCTAACCAATCATAAACAGTGTCTATAGACCCAGGTACTCCTGATTGTTGTCCACCTACACTTAAACCAGAACCTGTTGTTCCATTGTTTCCGTAAGATTGTTGTCTAGTCGCTGTAGGTAAATCTGCAACTTCTGTCCAAGCAGTACCATTCCATTGTTCTGTTTTCGCTGTAAAATCCACAACATTATCACCACCCCCAGCACCTAAACAATCAGTATTACTATTTCCTAATGTTTGAAGAAGTCCTGAACCAGCATTCATAGCTGTGGTTGCTGTCCAACTCGTTCCATTCCAAGTTTCATTGTTAGTTTTATAAGGAGGCCCTCCACCAAAACATAATGCTGCTGTTGTATCAGCTCCTGTTCCTCCTGGGTGTGTATCGTGTGTAGTGCTTAAATTATTAACTTCTGTCCAAGTAGCACCATTCCAAATTTCATTGTTAGAACCAACTGGCCCAGGCCCACCTCCAAAACCCATACAATCAGTGTAAACTTGTCCTGCTGATCCCATATCACCTCTTGCAGTATTCATAGATGTACCTGCTGTCCAACTTGTTCCATTCCAACTTTCAACTGCATTAGTAAAAATTCCATCTGGTGGATATTTTCCACCATAAATTAAAGCTGCTGTTGTAGTTCCAGCCACACCTGTATTATATCTCCCTGTATTTATATCATTAGTTTCCGTCCAAGTGGAACCATTCCAAAGTTCTGTATTAGTAAAAGTATTATATAATGGAGGGCCAGTAATACCACCTGCTATCATCATATCTGTGTAAGACCCTGTTCCAGGAGCGGTCATTCTAGCTGTATTTATACTAGTGCCTGTAGCCCAAGCTCCAACAGTCGTAGCACCTTGACCTTTAACCACATTCGATGTTGAGTTATACCAAACTTGTCCTTGAACAGGATTCGCTGGATCCGATGCTAAGACCTCGATATTAGTTCCAAAAATTTCTTTATATGTTGCCATAATTAACTCGATGTTATTGTTTTAGTTAATGGAGCACCTGCTCCTGTCCATTCTTCGGTTGCACCAGTTGTTGGACTTCCTCCAAAAGCTATCGCTGATGAAGTTGTTCCTGCACCACCAATAGCATATCTAGATGTACTTAAATCAGCAACTTCTGTCCACGAAGTTCCATTCCATTCTTCTGTAATTGCCACAACACCTACACCAGGTTGTTCTCCTCCACCTGATAAAGCTGAAGTATTGTCTGTTCCATTTGTACTTGCCATCCCAAATCTTGCAGTATTTAAATTATTTACTGCTGTCCAACAAGTACCATTCCACGATTCTGTTTCTGCTGTATATCCAGGTGCAGGTGCACTATCACCACCATATGCTAATGCAGATGTTGCTATTCCAGCTCCTGCAAGTACATATCTTGCTGTGTTCAAATCATTAACTGCTGACCAGCTAGTGCCATTATAGGATTCTGTTAATGCAGCATAAGTTATAGGAGGTGCATATCCACCAAATAATAAAGCAGAAGTATTATCAGCTCCTCCACTTGCTACTTGATTTCTCGCTGTATTTACAGGATTTAATGCTGTCCAACAAGTACCATTCCAAGATTCAGAAGTCGCAACTGAACCAGTAGGATCAGCTCCAGCACAATTTATAGCTGAAGTTTGAGTGCCTGAAGTTGTTGCAAAACCTTTACCTGCATTTAAATCATTAACTTCCGTCCAAGCTGTTCCATCATAGGATTCTGTATTTGTGTAGTATGCAGGGTATCCAGCAACAGCTAATGCGGATGAATTAGAGTTTCCACCACCACCTTGAAAATGACTTCTAGGTTGATTCAAACTTCCACCAGTCGCCCACGCTCCAACAGTTGCAACCGCTTGAACCTTCATTGTCTGTGAAGTTTCATTATACCACACCTGTCCTAATATCGGATTAGCAGGATCCGATGTATAGTTTTGAATTTTAGTTCCGTGTATGCCTTTATACTCAGCCATTTAAATTTTTATTCCTCCAATGTTATGTCAGTAGGTCTTGTGTTAAACTCTACAACTGGTGCTTTTTCAGCATCAGGTAAAGCATCCCACGCAGCTTGTGCTGCTTGAACCTCTGCATCAACAATCGCTTGTGCTTCATCCTTAGTTTTAACAACACCTGCAACTTTAGAAATCCATAGATTACCATGTTTGTTGTGTGCAGGAACTTGCCAAACATTACCAGGATAGCCTTTAAACGTGATTCTCTGAGATTCAACGTGATCGATGAAACCCTTTCCCCAGTTTTCTGCTACACAGTATTGATATGTTTTTGCCATAGTTTCCTCCTTATAATTTTTAACTTGTTGTTATTGTTTGTACCACATTTGATGGATTATTCCACTCTTCTGTTGCTCCTGTTATTGTTGGAGTTGCACCACCAAAAGCGAGTGTTGTTACATCAGTAGTGCCAGCTCCTCCTAATTGTTTTCTAGCAGTATTTAAATCGTTAAGTTCAGTCCAAGTAGATCCATTCCATTGTTCTGTTGCTCCTGTATTAGGTGGTGTATCTCCTCCAAAAGCTAATGCAACTGTGTTATCTGTACCTGAAGCTGCTAAAATATATCGTTGAGTATTTATATCAATTGTTTCAGTCCAACTTGTACCATTCCAAGATTCTACTTTAGGAGTAATACCTGTTCCTGGCTCATTTCCTGCAATACCTAAAGCTGATGTATTTGTTCCAGCTCCTCCTAATTGTTGTCTTGCAGAATTTAAACTAGCAACAGTTGTCCAAGCTGATCCATTCCAAGATTCAGCTGCTGCTGTTTGTGCTCCTGGAAGTAAGCCTCCACCAAAAGCTAAAGCTGAAGTATTATCAGTTCCTGCTCCTGCTAAACCATATCTTGCTGTGTTTAAATCTACAACTTCTGTCCAACTAGTACCATTCCAACTTTCATTTAAAGCTGCACGAGGAAAAGGATTACCACCAAAAGCTAATGCTGATGTTTGAGTTCCTGCTCCTGCTAAAAGAGCTCTGCCTGTTATCATATCATTAACTTCTGTCCAAGTTGAACCATTATAAGATTCTGTTTCTGCTGTTTCTGAAGGATTATTACCAGCAAAAGCTAAACCAGCAGTTTGAGTCCCTGCTCCTACTAAATTATTTCTAGCCGTATTCAAATCCCCACCCGTAGACCAAGCTCCAATTGGCTGGCCTGCTCCTGTCCATTCATATGTTGCATTTGTTAATGATGGGTTTCTACCACCAAAAGTTAAACCTAAAGAAGATGTCCCTGCAGCTCCGTTATTTGCTGTAGCAGCAGGTATATTTGAAGTTTCAGTCCAAGAAGTACCATTCCATTCTTCAGTATTTGCTGTATCAGCAGTTCCTGTGTAACCACCAACAGCTAAAGCAGATGTATTATCAGTGCCTATAGTTTGACCACCATAACCTGCAGTTGTATTTAAATCTGCAACTGCTGTCCAACTTGTACCATTATAAGATTCATTTAGAGCAACATAAGCTGTTGTGTAGCCACCAAATGCTAAAGCAGATGTAATTGTTCCAGCACCCCCTCTAAAACTTCCTCTACCTGAATTTAAATCTGCAACTGCTGTCCAGCTTGTCCCATTCCAAGTTTCTGTAACAATTCTTTGAGGAGCTCCTCCTATTGCTATAGCAGCTGTATTAGTCGCACCATCTCCTGTTAATTCTTGTCTAGCAGTGTTCAAATCACCTACCTCTGTCCAACTAGTTCCATTCCATTCTTCTGTAAGTGCTGTAGCTCCAGGTAAACTTCCACCAAAAGTTAAAGCTGCTGTTTGTGTTCCTGCCGCTGCGTGTTCTTCTCTTCCAGTAGTTACATCTGTAATTTCTGTCCAACTTGAACCATTATAAGACTCTACCTGATTATATATTGGTGGGTCTGCTGTACCAGAAATAGCAAGAGCAGCTGTTTGTGTACCTGCACCTGGTAGTCTTCTTCTAGCAGTATTCATATTCCCACCCGTACTCCAAGCTCCAACTGAAGTCACATTAGGATATTGATACTTGAATGAAGCTGCAGTGCTATCGTACCATAATTGTCCTTCGACAGCTCCTGATAAAGTACCAGCAGCGTTTTGGACGCCTGTTCCAAATTCTTTCTTGTAGGTAGACACTATTTAACCTTTAACAACCAACCTTGAGTTCCATCTGTATAAACTAAAGTATTAGCTGCCCTTTCTACTGAAACTGTTAAGTCGGCTGCAGAGCCCTGAATGTTTTCTGAGTTTCTTCCGATTGTTAAATTGTTTGTATCGAATGTTCCTGCGTAATCAATGAATGTTATAAAATCTCCAATAGTTGGAGAAGCAGGAAGTGTCATAGTTATTGCTCCAGATGTAGTAT